CACGGCGGTATAGGGCGGTATAGGGCGGTATAGGGCGGTATGGGCGGTATAGGGTTTGGCGGCGGCGGTCTCCCCTAAAGAATAGTCCCCCACTGAACTGGGCCTACGGCCCCCCTTCAGTAATTTTAATATAATATATATTGTATCCCTACACCAAATGGTAAATATCTACTTCATAAGCACTTACTAATATGGCAGAAAGAAAGAAGAAATACGGTCTTTTAGATGAGGCGGAAGCTCTAGGTGAAGTAGGGTTAGCGATGGGTGGTGGCCTTTTAGGTACTATTTATGGCCTTCCCGGCTCTACTCTCGATACTATTTTGGGGAGGGGACCGGAATCCCAGCAGGAAAAATATGAGGGGCTTGATGATCCATCAGGAATACTCCCCACAGTTTCTGAGGGGGTTGAGAAATTTGGTTATACTCCTGAATCTGAGAGAGGTCAACAGTACATGGAGGCCATTGGTAAGGGTGGTCATTGGCTTGATGAGAAGATAAGAGCCGCATCTGGGTTCATACCAGAGATGTTAGACTTTGTTCCGGGTGAACATCCTTGGTTAGCAAACCTGACAGATCAGGCAATATATACCGGATTGAATGTAGCGAATCCCCTGAAGATGGCTGGAACAACAGCTATGTTAGGTACAAAGGCCGCTCAAATGGGGGCTAGAGCCATATCCCCCTCTGTTGACTTGGTTACCCCCATGTCTAAAGTTGTTGGTGGAAACCGGTACAATATGCTTGATCATGCTATGGGTCAGCTAATTACCAGAAAGCAGAGAGCAGGACTACAGCCGGGGAGAATGCAGGATACCAATGAGGTCATATCTGGCTGGTATACCGGTCCTGAGAAAACTATGGCGTTAAGGGGGATAAAACCTCACCATGATATATCCCCTAGCGATACCCTTGGATTCTTAGAGTCCCAAGGAGCTAAACTCTGGGAGGACACTCCAATAAAAGGAGACCTGACGTTACAACAGGCTTACCATATTCCACAGGCATTACACCTGAAAGAGATGGCTAAGACTGCCGGATGGAGAAATCCTTGGTCTAAGCTAACAAAATCTCAAGACGCTTGGATGAGAAGGAATTTTGGTATAACTGACAATGTCTATCGTGAACTTGAAAGACTCACCATGGTCCGTAATGCGGCTGTAAGACAGGCTGAAAATGCAAAGGCTTCTGGAACCGGCACAAGAAATTTACCGTATAAAGATGAAACCGGGTCTACTGTTCTCAGCGAGGTAAGTGGTAAACCTATAGGTGTAAATCAAATGGCTCAGATGGCTGGAGAGCAGATACACGCTCAATTGGCCTATAACGTATCCATGCTGGAGAAGTTCAATCCCGGTGATCCTAGAATAGCTAGACTCGCATCCGGGGAAATGGGCAAGTATTTGATGCCAAGAACTGCGGATACAACGCTTTTCCAAGTCGCAAACGACCCATCTATAGTAAAAAGACTTCTTGGTGAAGCGATTGACGATTCCGCAATAAAGAATCACATAGCACCATACATTGGTGTGGATAATGCGCTCAAAGGGGATAAGATAAACCTAAGCACTAAGCCGTTTTTTGTTGATGGCCCTTATGACGCTTTCCAAAAATCCGCTAGAAAGAATGTTTCCGGGGCTGGTGCTGGCAAAGGTTACTTACCTGAGTTAGAAACTGTTATAACCGATATGGCTATTGATGGTCAGCCATTAACAAAAGTCAATATCATAGAGAATATGTTAAAAATTCCGGGTATGAGCCGGAAACAACTAGAGCAGTTTATGGTTGTTGATGATAAGTTTATAAGTATGCGCCAATCCGTAAGAACAGACGATACTTTACTAGCTACAATAGCCGTAAGGGGTGTATATGATAAACGGGCATTGATGGCACAAAGAATGAATGACACACCCGGAGGTAGATATAGCCCCTCTGAAGGGTTTTATGTCTTAACTGACCAGATGAAACAGGGTAGTGGAGTTCCTATATTAGAGCATATTCTTGATGTTGGTTCAGATACTAATAAACTCTATATAGATATAAGGCCATTAACTAATCAACAAATACCAGAAAGAATGATGGCTAGTCAGGTTCCGCTAAGACCGGGAAAAATTCCAGAAGTTCATACAAGATCAACAGTGGGTGGTTTGTTATCTGAAGGATTACTGCCACAAATGAGGAATATGCCATCTAGGTATCCTAGACGATACGCATCTTATTTGAAGAGACCAACTAGATATTTAGCTCATCAAGGAGCATTAAGCCAAGACAGAAGGGGTTTACTTGAGAACTGATAGACAAGAATTATTCATACAGCAATACTGCCTTTCGGGGAATGCTACCAAAGCAGCCGAAGTGGCTGGATACTCGCATCCTAAACAGCGGGGCCATGAACTCAAGAAGCGGTATGAGAATGAGATAGAGGACCGCACCAAGAAGATGATAATGGATTGCGTCCCCGGAGCCTTGAGTCAGCTTAAAACCCTCTCAGAAGGCGCTGAGAGCGAGTCTGTGAGACTTGGAGCTGTTAAAGATATACTGGACAGGGCCGGCCTCAAACCGACTGAGAAAGTCCAAACAGAAATTTCCCATGTGGAGACTGCATCTACTGATGAGTTGAAGAGAGAACTGGAGGCCTTAACCGGGTCTAGCTCTATATCGGAAATTCCAGAACTCGTAAACTGAGCGGGGTTGAAGTATCTAAATAAAGATATTGAGAGAGTGGCTAAAAGAGCAGAGTTAGAACAAGCGGTAGAGATAGCTAGGGAGATCAGGCAGCGAGAGAGGTTCAACAAGATTGACTTCTATGATCCCTACCCCTACCAGCAGAGATTCCATGAAACAGGCGCGGATTGTAACCAACGTCTTCTAATGGCGGCGAACCGCATAGGTAAGTCCTATTGTGGCGCTGCTGAAGTAGCATACCACCTTACTGGGCTATATCCCAAGTGGTGGAATGGGCGAAGATATACCCAGCCCATCACGGCGTGGTGTGGTGGAGTATCGAATGAAACAACCCGTGATATTGTACAGGCGGAGTTATTGGGTTCCCCGGATGACCCGGAAGCCTTCGGTTCAGGTGCTATACCTAAAAAAACAATAATCAAAACTGAACGCAAGCCCGGTGTTCCTAACGCCAAATCAGTAGCACTGGTAAGGCACGTTAGCGGTGGGAACTCTTCTTTATTCTTTAAAGCCTATGAGATGGGCGTAGAGAAATGGCAGGGTAGATCAGTAGATTGCGTATGGCTTGATGAGGAACCAAGTAGAGAACTTTATTCTCAGGCTGTAACAAGGACGCTGGACAGGAGGGGGATGGTTTATATGACGTTCACCCCTGAAAACGGGATGACCGAAACGGTTGCCTCGTTTATGAACCGCATTCAGCCGGGGCAATCCCTGACTAATGCGACATGGGATGATGCGTCAGAGAAGATATTATCCATGAAGGGAGAAAGAGGCCATCTCTCTGAGTCTGTAATGACCCAGATTCTCTCAGCATACTCCCCGCATGAGAGGGAGATGCGTAGATACGGAAGACCCTCGATAGGCTCCGGCCTTGTCTTCCCCATCTCAGAAGAAGATATAATGATTGAGCCAATAAGGATAGAAGATCATTGGCCCAGAATAGCTGCAATAGATTTTGGTTGGGATCACCCAACAGCAATGGTTTGGTGCGCTGTAGACAACGAGAGTGAAACCTTTTACATCTACGATTGTTACAGAGCTTCCAAGGCAAGTCCTACGGTTCATGCGCAAAATATAAGGATGAGACCGCATTTTATACCCATAGCCTACCCGCATGACGGAAATCGCAGGGATAGCATGGGGAACCCCGGATTAGCCGACCAATACAGGAACATGGGATGCAACTTTCTTTTGGAGCATTTCACCAATCCACCGGCTTTGGGAACGAACAAAGGGTCTAATTCAATAGAAGAGGGTCTTATGGCTATGCTTCAAAGCGTGGAGGCTGGTAAGTTTAAAGTATTCAACACTCTTGGAGACTGGTTTGAAGAGTTCAGGATGTATCATAGAAAAGATGGAAAGGTGGTTCCTATACGGGATGATCTTATGAGCGCAACAAGATATGCGTTTCAATCCCAGCGTTTTGCTATAGCGGGGGAAGACCCCTCATGGACGGCAGACGTAGAATATAGGAATTATGGAATCGTTTAATGGCTAAAGAAAAAATCACTGAAGACGAATTACTCGCTAGAATAAGAGATGAGATCACTGACTCTCTAGGCTATGGTGACGAAATATCCAAGCAGCGTGAAACCGCTATGGAATACTACTATGGCCTCCCTTTCGGCAATGAAGTCGAAGGAAGGTCTCAGTTTGTGGATTCCACGGTTCAGGATACGATAGAATGGATTAAGCCCTCTTTAATGAGAGTGTTTGCTACCGGCGATGAGATGGTTAAATTTACACCTCACGGTCCTGAAGATGTACAGATGGCTGAACAAGCCTCAGACTATGTGAACTATGTATTCACTAAGGATAACCCCGGATGGGAAATCATGTACTCATGGTTTACCGATGCCTTACTATCTAAAAATGGAATAGTGAAAGTATGGTGGGATGAGTATGAGGAAGAAGAGAGAGAGGAATACCGCAACCTAGATGAAGCCGGCCTCATGTCTCTACTGTCTGAAGAGGACGTAGAAGTAGTAGAGCATACGCCTCACCAGATTGAAGGCGAACCCCCGTATCACGATCTTGTGATAAAGCGCAAGAACTATGATGGCAGAATAAAGATAGAGAATGTCCCACCCTCTGAGTTCCTTATCTCCAGAGAGGCTAAGGATATACAGAACGCAAGATTTGTTTGTCACCGGGTAAAGAAAACCCTATCAGAATTGAGAGAGATGTATCCTGATGAATCACTCGATGTTGAGGATTTAACAGGAAGTGACGAAGACATGGGTTCCATGTTTGGTGAATTTGAGGCAAGACACAATTTTGACAATAGTTCCAACTTTGGCCTGAATGATACTATAGCATCTGAGGAAGCGCTAAGAACATACTGGCTGCATGAAAGTTTCATGAAGACTGATTATGATGGTGATGGCATTGCTGAACTCAGAAAGGTGTGTACCGTAGGTGATCGTATTCTGGCAAACGATGCTATAGATAAAAGCCCATTCGTATCAATCACGCCGATTAAAATCCCGCATAAGTTCTTTGGGTTGTCAGTAGCTGATCTAGTCATGGACCTTCAGCTAATTAAGAGTACCATGCTTAGGACGTTATTGGACAACGCCTATAACCAGAACTTTGGAAGATATGCAGTTCTTGAGGGGCAAGCGAACTTAGATGATTTGCTCACACAGAGACCGGGTGGAGTAGTTCGGGTAAAATCCCCCAATGCTGTAACGCCTCTACCCACTCCTGCTTTGGAGCCTTATACGTTTCAGATGCTTGAGTACATCGACTCTGTTAGGGAATCCAGAGCGGGTGTCTCTAAAATGTCTCAGGGCATGAATGAAAACGCCCTAACCTCTCATACCACAGCCACCGCTGTCAACGCTGTTATGACTGCGGCACAAAGCCGGGTTGAATTGATAGCGCGAAACTTTGCCGAAACCGGTGTCAAAGACCTGATGATCTGTATATACGAATTACTATACAAGAATCAGGACAGAGAGCGTATGGTTATGTTACGCAACAACTGGGTTCCTGTAAGACCAGACGTTTGGAAAGATAAATACGATTGCTCAGTAAGCGTGGCTCTTGGAAGTGGTAACAAAGATCAGCAGATGGCGCATCTATCTCAGATGCTCTCATTCGCTGGGGAAGCGATGAAGGGTGGTTTACCCATTGTCAATGTGCAGAATATGTATAATCTTGGCGCATCCCTTGTAAGGGCTATGGGATTCCAGAATGTCGATGATTTCCTGACTAACCCGGCAACCATTCCTCCGCAACCTAAAGAACCTTCACCTGAAGAACAAGCGCAGCAGATGGAAATGCAACTTAAAGAGAAAGAGTTGGAAATAAAAGCGGCTGATGTTCAGGTTAAGATGCAGAAGATTCAGCAGGAGTACCAGAAAGACGCAGTAGATGCACAGCTTAAAGCCGCTGAATTGAAATTGGAATCAGAACAGAACAGGCCAGTAGCCATAGGAAATACATAATGCCAAAATATTCACAGTACCCCGGAGAGTCTAAGGAGAGGTTTAAAGTCAGGATGGCGCGTCAAGCGGCCCAAAAGGGTAAGTATAAAGATACCAATGGGGATGCTGCCGCACTAAAAGACATTGCGTCTGTTCTTTCTGGAAGCAAGAGAAAGGCTAGGCGAACCAGTAGGAAAGGTAGACGACGAGGATTATATACATAAAATATGGATAACGAATTAAGGGAACACAGGGCTAAGGCTCTAGTTGATAACCCGCTGTTTCAAGAAGCATTTGATGTACTAAAGGAAGATTTAATGAACCGCTGGAATCACAGTGGTTCGACAGATTTGGAAGCTAGAGAATCAATCTGGCTTGCAATGCGACTGCTTGATAAGATTCATGGTCATATAACGTCCATTATAGAAACAGGACACATGAACAAGATTTTAGAAAAGCAACATCCATACATCTGATAGAGGAATTTAATTATGGCGGATAAGCAACCAGCCCCGCAAGCACACGAAGATCAACTGCAACCCGGTAGTTTATGGGAAGCACAAGAGGCATTACTCAAAATGACGGAACCCGAAGGGGAAACTCCTGAAACTGAGGAAGCCCAACCTACCGAAGAGGAAGAGTCTCAACCCGTAGCGGAAGACGAATCATTTGAAGAGGAAACCGAAGAGGAAGAAGAGCCGGAAGGTGAAGAAGAATCTGAGGAAACCGATGTTGAAGAGGGAGAGGAACTTTATACCGTAAAAGTCGATGGGACAGAGCGGGAAGTCAGCCTCAACGAGCTTCTTAACGGCTATAGCCGACAATCGGATTATACCAAAAAGACGCAACAGTTATCGCAAGAGCGTCAGCAAATGGGGCAACTGCAACAGCAGTGGCAACAGGAGATGATAGCGGCACAAACTGAGCGTCAGCAGTACATAGATGCACTTGGACAAGTTGTTAATCAGTCTATGACAGGACTTGAAGAATACGCCAACATTGATTGGGAAACATTGAAGGAAGATGACCCGATTGCCTATGTTACTAGGCGTGATGAGTTCAGAGAAGCACAGGGAAATGTAAGGGCGATGCAGGAGCAACAGGCTTATGCCATGCAACAGCAAGATGCAGAAATGCAGAATGCCATACAATAC